GAACTGTATTGTTATCACCTTGTCTACTTACAGCAATCCCATTTACATAAACGTTTGGACTATGCTGATCTCTAAAAGGTGTAGAACAATGTGGAACGTCAGCATCACCTTTTCGTGTTACTGCTGGCATTATTTTTGCTCCCTTTTCATTAGTTCTTGCAGTTTATCGTTGTACACTGACATAATTTCATGCTCTTCTTCAGTATGCGGTGGTTCCGGCCAATCTGGTTTAAAACTAATCACATTATCAAACTCTTGTGGTATATCATCATAGTTTGTAAATGTAAGAACCTTGCCACCTTTTAATACTTTAAATTCGCCTATCATCAGTTCAGATCAATTCTCAGTGCGTCAACGTCATAGTTCTTAGCAATACTTAATGTTGACTTACCACCAACAATCTCAGTAACATCGCTGGTAACACTGACTGTTCTCAAACCAGTTACCACAGTTGCGTGTATGTTCCCAGATCCTTGAGCATATGACTCTGTCACATTACCTTTTACAACTTCAGTTTTATTTCCATCAACCTGTATATCCCAGTTGCCTTTAATATAAGTGGTGCAATTGTTATCAATGGTTAGATTACAGTTGCCCTTTATATTTACATCGTTGCCTTTAGCAACAATCGTGTAGTTATCTCCAACAACACGTGTTACTTTTGTTCCATCAGGTTGTACTTCGTAAAAAGTCCCGCTCTTATGATATTCGTGAATACGCTCATTGTTTGTGGTATCATCATACTCTACGATATGACCAGACTCTGTTTCCTTCACATGATTGTAAGGATACGTTGCGTTATATGCAGATGCTGGTTCATCCCACTTAGATGCTGCTTCGTTTGCGACAGGAACTTGTTTGGTTCTACCATTTTCTTTAGACTGTAACACCGCATGTGGTTTATCACTATCATTTCTTGATAAACGATTTACATCTGGTTCATTTAAAAACCCCTCAAGCGGATACTTTCCGTTTGGATCATAGAATCCTTGTTCAGTATTTGGTAACTCTGAAGGAATCGTAGCAAGCGAACCCATAATAACTGGTTCCTGAGCACGATCTCCGTCTAAAAAGAAACCAACAACCCAAGTTCCTTCAATCATACCAGTAGGGGATTTACCAATATTATTGGTTTGTGCTGAATTGATGCTATTCATAGGCATTGCCCACGGCAATTTATCGGTTGGTATCTGATCTTTATCCTCAGTATGCCAACCGAAACATCTTACTCGCACTCTACCAAGTTTGACAGGATCGTTTCTATCTTCAACGACCCCAACAAACCAAGTAAATCCTTTTCTACCGATAAACTCTCGCATTACTCTTCTTCAGTATCTACCTCTGCATTTTCCTCAACCTGAATTTCTGGTTCAACAACTTCTTGTAGGAATGCTGGTTTTACTCTTGTGCGTGTACGTGGTGCTGGTGCTTCGTTAGTCTGAAGTTCAGCAAGCATTTTCTTTTCTCTTTTAGATCCTGGTAATGGCATCTTATTCTCCTTTAGTCTTGTCTTATACCATCTCTGGTACATTCTATTACAGTTACATAATCAACACCTGTTTTCGCTCCAGTAAGTTTTTGGCGAACTTTGGTAATCAAATAATTTCCACTGAGATATTTATCGTATGTCTCAAGACTTACAATATTGTCTTGAGTTTTATAAAATAACAACTCGATTATTTGCCCAACGTTTATTTCATCATTCCCTGGAACAGTCACTTCCATTACAACGTTGAACAAACTTCTTTGATATCCCCTGCTAATTTGTTTTGTTTCATTAATTCTTTTAGGAAAATGATTTTCTTTTTGTAAAGTGCTATCATCATCATGACCTTTTCTGGTCGTAGTCAGATTTAAAATAGGAGTTCCCTCTGAACCTCCTATAATAGAATTCTCAACACTTTTAAATTTTTCTGCGTATTTCTCTTGATAATCATAGATTACTTGGTTTGTTTTTCTTCTATGGAGATCGATGTTTATAGTTTTAGATCTAAACAATCCGCTGTGAATATTTCTAAGAACATTGTTTTGTTTCACAACGTTATATGATATTATTTTAAAAGTATCATCAAACTGATTTAGAAAATCATTTCTCTCTGAATCTTGCTCTGGATTGTCTGTTGCAACTGGAAGATGATGGAATGTTTGTTTAACTGGCTGTTGAACCAATTGTGAGATATTTCTAAAATTAAATCCATTAGCATCTTCATAAAAGGTATAGAATGGAATGTGGTCTTCAGAGTCTGCTTCGTTTGTTAAGAAATCGATAGCATCGTCTACAGGCATATTTGGTATGACTAATTGTTGTTGACCAGATGTTTTGTCAAATACACCCTCTTTAGATTTTGTATATCCAAATAAAGAGGAAAGATCCTTATAGAAATCTTTGGCTTCGTTGTTGTAAATAAACTCTTTGTTTATTTTTGAAACCATATCACTAATTAGAGATGGACCATATGCTCTACTAATTTTTTGAGAGGTTGTAAAATACTTTTCAGCACTTACACAATTCATAATATAAACTTCTCTAAACTCAGAAACACGTTGTTTGTCAGTAATCTCATAAACAAAAAATACGTGACGAATAAATGGTGTGTCAACTCCTGGACCAACCATATTTCTGAAAGATATCTCTACAACTTCAGTTCCAATACATCCTTCGGCAAACAAGTTCAAACTATCATCCATTACAAATTCTGCTTCAATGTAATGATTGAATAGGTCTTGGTAGATATTAGTTTCGCCAACTAAGTTTGTGATATCAATAACTTGCTTGTTGGACATCACAAGTGTTGCTGATTCTACCTCAATATCACCAGCATGCTTATATCCTTCAGACGCCATCTTTTATAATGCCTTTTACCTGTTTCCTAACAACAGTCAAGTATCGTTCGTGTAGAATCTTAATCTTTCTTCTTTTTTCATTCAATTCATCTTCCCAATCATATTTTGATATTGATTGTCGCACAGATGCCCCCAGTGTTGCATACGTTGTGGCATCGACAACCACATATCTCTCATCTTGAATCGTTCCGTCAAACTTAACAGTTTTTGTTGTAAGTATTTTTCTATACTCATGAACTGTTGCTTGAGCAGATGCTATGCTCCCATACTTTCCCTTTATGAATTCGTCCCAATCATAGTTGAACAACGGCCATCCAAAAACTGGATCATGAATTTTATTGAACAGTAAAACCAACCAGTAGTAAGATGAGTCACCATAAAATTTATCAGCGACTGTGTCTGGTCTATCACCTGCTTGAATTTCATAATCATGAAAAGTTCTTACATCTTCTATTATAGAAGATTTAACTTTAAACCTACGAAGAATATTTGTAAGTTCAACAGATTGACCAACATTAGTTAAGTCATGCGGAGTTGTAGGAAAGAATGAAAAATAATTAGACATCTATTAACCTCTGGTTCCGAATGCATTTGTTCCACCTTGAATTACAACATCATCACCAAAAGGACGTGCTGGTCTTGGAACACCACGTCTAATTTCATAATCCTCAGCAAAATCACGTTTGGTATGTATTTTGGTCTCTTGGAAAGACATTGATATGTCAATAGAAACAGGTGCACCAATATCATCAAAAAAGATTGGCATCGACTCACCGTTATAGTTTACCGTCATATCAGTCAATACACATCTTTTGATGTTATACAACCAGTCTTTTCTGTTTGCAGAAAATTCTATTTTAAATTCGTCTGGATATTGAAAAGCGAAGTTTCCAACAAAGTAGTCTGGATGCATATGATATTGTAATGCCTTTATCATATCTCTAATGGTATTGGACTCTTGTTGATTTCTAGCAACAAACTTGTATTGAAATCCAAAGTTTCTCAGACCAACACCCTTAAACAATACAGCGAGGTGTGGATTGATAGCAAGTCCTGCTCTAAGACCAACACCCTCTGCTAAACTACCGCCAACTGCTGCACCAGCAAGACCACCGACAGCAAGTTTATTTAATTTTAATGCCTTTCCTAATTTTGTTCCTGCAAGAGCAGACACTCCTGCTATTGCTGTGATTCCAAGAGTTTGAGAATCAGAGTTGTCTGAATCACCTTCCGTTATTCCTGATAGTCCACTCATAACAGAACTAAATCCTGCGCTGACTGCACTAGAAATATCATCACCAGCACCTGCTGTTTCTCCTCTCCCTGCTGCCAATGCTCCTAATGCACCAATATTTTTTTGTTCATACTCCATTTTTGAAGCAACTGTAAGATTTGATGGAATTGGTAATATAAAGATTCTACCGACGGTTTCCTTTGCCTCACCTTCCTTAGAAGATCGAGTTTTCTCCATCACCTGAAGCATCATAAAGTTTTGACTCACAACCTCTGGTGGAAAATTAAACAATAACTTTCCGTCGTTGCTTCTTCCTTCAATTTTGCTTGCTGCAGAACTCATAGGTATTCCCAATAAATAGGTTAGTTTGATCTATTTATAACGGTGGAATGAAGTTTCATAAAGGCAAATACAAACCAAAGTTTCCTGAGAAGTACAAAGGCGATCCGACCAATATAATATATCGCAGTTCTTGGGAACTCAATTGTATGGCATACTTCGATAAAAACCCAGACATAGTGTGGTGGGGAAGCGAGGAGTTTGCTATACCGTATCGCTCACCAATTGATGGTAAGGTTCATAGATACTTTCCAGACTTCATAGTCAAGACGAAGAACAACGAGATCGTTGTATTTGAAGTGAAACCTGCCTCACAATCTAAACCACCTGAAAAGAAAACTAAAATTACAAAAAAATATATCAACGAAGTTGCTACTTGGGGTGTAAACCAAGCAAAGTGGAAAGCAGCAGTAGAGTTTTGCGCAGATAAAAACTGGCGGTTTCAAGTCTTAACCGAAGAACATTTATTCGGCAAGAAGACTAAATAGTGCTATGGCAACTATATTCGACGACATTTTAGTTCGTGGTGTCCGTGCTGGGCAGGTTCCAGCACGTACTGATGAGGCAAGAAACTGGTTTAGAAACGTAGCAAGAAGAACAGCAAGAGCAGAAGTGAATCCCTCAAACATATTGAGAGGATATGAAAACAAGGCAACGAGACCTCTTACTGGCAGAATGTATCACTTCTTTTACGATCCAAAGGGAAAACAAACATTACCATACTATGATCGCTTTCCTTTGATTTTTATGGTCGGTCCAGCAGCAGGTGGATTCTATGGAATGAATCTACACTATCTGCCTCCAACATTACGTGCTAAGTTGATGGATACTTTGTATGATGTGACAACGAATAAGAAATACGACGAGACAACAAGACTTAGATTATCATACAATATTCTAAGCGGAGCAGCAAGGTTTAAATATTTCAAACCTACATTCAAACATTATCTAGCGAGTAATGTTGAATCAAGATTTATTGAGATTAATTCTACAGAATGGGATATTGCTTTAATG